TGGTGCTGCATCAACGCCAGAAGGGTTCCGGTGGATGTTCAATACCTTCGCCAGTGAAGATGCCCTGTCGCGTACTGATCGCAAGCTGATCAAGATGCGCACCCAAGACAACCCATACCTGCCGGCAGACTTCATTGAACGCCTGCAGGCAAACTATGACCCCAACCTGCTGCGGGCATATCTCGACGGTGAGTTCATTAACCTAACCACTGGTACGGTTTACGACCGCTTTGATCGCACCAAGCATGTGATCAATGCACTGCCAAGCATTGACAACGAACCGTTGCGCGTTGGTATTGACTTCAACGTAACCAACATGTCCGCCGTCATTGGTATCCGCAGCAACAATGGCCTCATCATTATTGACGAAATCAGCGGTGCACATGACACCGATGCCCTTGGTGCAGAAATCCGCAGGCGATACCCCGACCATCGCATCTACGGTTACCCCGATGCCAGCGGCGGCAACCGCTCCACCAATGCATCACAAACTGACATCCAAATCCTTGGCACCTACGGCATCAGCAACCAATCACCCAAGGCAAACCCGCCTGTACGCGATCGCATCGCAGCAGTCCAGGCCCTACTAGAAAACGGCAAAGGTCAAATCCGTCTTCAGGTGTCAGAAACTTGTAAACGCACCATCGAATGCCTAGAACTTCAGTGCTACACCGAAAAGGGTGATCCAGACAAGGATGCAGGCCATGATCACATGAATGATGCATTAGGCTACATCGTGTGGCGTGAGTTCAACCCACTTCATGCCGGCGCAGGCCGCAGCACAGGTATCCGCCTCTACTAGCGATGTACACCGGCTATAACTTCTACGATCGCCCGCTTGCGCAACGGCAGGTCACGCAGGTCAGTGATCCCAACACATCATGGTATGCACAGGAGCCGCATTGGATCCTGATCGAAGACCTGATCGGCGGCACCTACGGGATGCGCAAAAAGCATCGCCGGTATCTTCCGCAGGAGCCGAGGGAGCTGGATGAAAGCTACGACAACCGCCTAGCACGCAGCGTTGTACCGCCGTACTACCAACGCCTGGAGCGCATGTTGGCCGGTATGCTCACGCGCAAGCCCGTACGTCTTGAAGACACAAGCGATGCCATCCAGGAGCAGCTCTTTGATGTGGACATGCAGGGCAATGATCTCAACGTATGGACCTATGAAACAGCACGCAAGCTCGTGCGTTACGGCCACGTCGGTTGCCTAGTTGATGCACCGCAAGATGGCGGGCGCCCATACTGGGTGACCTACACACCACGCCAAATCCTTGGCTGGCGTACTGAACCAAAAGATGGCCAGCAGCGACTGACCATGTTGCGCCTGTCGGAAGTGGTCAGTGTTCCAGATGGCAAATACGGCGAAAAGGCAGTGCAACAAATCAGGCTGCTGACACCTGGTGCATATCAACTGCATCAGAAGGGTGATGACGGTGAATTCCGCATCACCGATGAAGGCACCACAAGCCTCAGCGAGATTCCGTTCTCGGTTGCCTACTCAAACCGCCTCGCATATCTTGAATCGCGCCCGCCGCTTGAAGATATTGCAGAGCTAAACCTAAAGACCTATCAGGTCCAATCAGATCTCGATAATCAATTGCACATCAGTGCAGTGCCGATGCTTGCATTCTTTGGCTTCCCATCAGCCGCAGAAGAGGTATCAGCAGGCCCCGGTGAAGCAATTGCATTCCCCGCAGAAGGCAAGGCCGAATACATCGAACCCAAAGGTACCAGCTTTGATTTTCAATTCCGCAGGCTTGATCAGATCGCTTTGCAGATCAATGAATTAGGCCTGTCTGCAGTGCTAGGCCAGAAGCTATCGGCCGAAACAGCAGAAGCAAAACGCATTGATCGCAGCCAAGGCGACTCAACCATGATGGTGATTGCCCAGAACGTCCAAGACATGATCGACAACTGCCTGCAATATCATGCGCAGTTCCTTGGTCAAGAGAATCGTGCCGGCAGTAGTTACGTCAACCGTGACTTCATTGGTGCCAGGCTTGAACCGCAAGAAATTCAGTCGCTGCTGCAGCTTTACACTGCAGGCACCATCACCCAAGAGACCCTGCTGCAGAACCTGTCTGATGGTGAAGTGCTTGGTGATGACTTTAACGTAGAGGAAGAGCTTGAGGCAACTGCAAATGCGGGAATGGATCTACCGGTTGCTGGACGTGATAACCGACTGGTTAGTGGACTTGATGATCGTGATCGAACCGAAGAGACCACGGAAACCAACGCTTGATTACACCGTTTCTGCATTGCCTGATGAAATATTGGCCATTGTGCGCGTCACATGGTACAAAGACGGCAGGGCAGATGAAGTGGATCAGGTGGTAATGATGGAAGACGGGCAGAATGGTTACGATGCATTTGCTGCATTGGTCGGCAGCTCATTACGGCAAGGCGCTAATGTCAGCATCAGGTCTGGCTACATGCCCGAAGACCTAGGCATCCTGCAATGAGCACACCCGCTAGCCTGTACCGCAATGCAATTGACCTGAACCGCTACAGCAATAGCGTTGCTAGGCGTGTCATCAATGCATACAATGACATCATCATTGATGCAACAAATCAACTGCGTACTATTGATGACCTTACGGCACCGGTCAAGGCAGCACGGTTACGCAGCATCCTGGCGCAACTGAAAGATAGTCTGGCGACATGGGCCGGTGATGCAACAGAACTTACCGCAACCGAATTGCAAGGCCTAGCAGAGTTGCAATCGGAATTTGTCACTGACCAGCTATCACGCGCATTACCTGCTGGCAGTCGCGGTATTGTCAATACCGTTGAGATCAGCCCGCAATTTGCGCAATCAGTGGTCACCACTGACCCGACGCAGCTTAATGTGGTCGCCTTATCGGATGATCTGTTTGCGGCAGTGCAAGGCGCACCGCAGACATTCAGCCTCACCGCAGCGCAAGGCGCCACAATCACGTTACCAAATGGCGAGGTGATCAGCAAAGCATTTCGTGGCATTGCCGTTGATCAAGGTGAACGCTTCTCGCAGGTGGTACGCCAAGGCCTGCTGACCGGTGAGCCGACGCCTGCCATTGCAAAGCGTTTGATCGGTAACCTGCAATTTGGTGAAGAGGCAAAGACCGTAAAGCAAATGGTTGCTGCAGGCGGTCAAGCCACTGCTGTTGCCAATAATCAAGTGATGGCCCTAGTGCGAACCAGCATCAACCAAGTGGCCAATACCGCATCGCAGCAGGTGTATGAAGCAAATCAAGACATCACGCAGAAGTATCGTTATGTCGCAACGCTAGACAGCAGAACCAGCAGCATCTGCGCTGCATTAGACGGTAAAGAGTTTCCCTATGGCCGCGGCCCGATGCCGCCGCAGCACTTCAACTGCCGCAGCACTACCGTACCAGTCATTGATTACGAAGCGCTTGGTCTGATACCGCCATCAGAAGGTAAACGTGCTGCAGCAGGTGGTATGGTCCCGTCCAATACCAATTACGGCCAGTGGCTCGCCGACAAGCAAAAAGGTGAATCCGATGCTGAGTTAAGAGCCAGACAGGAAAATGTACTAGGTCCAGGCAAGGTGCCATACTTCAACCGTCTAGTCGATAAGTACGGCGCAAAAAACGCAATGGCACGCCTCGTGCGTGATGACGGGTCAGAGCTAACATTAGAGCAGTTGCGATCCAGGTACGGTGCCACTTAAGAAAGGCAGCTCGCAGAAGACCGTTTCAGCCAACATCAAAGCCGAGATGAAAGCAGGCAAGCCGCAGAAGCAGGCCATTGCTATTGCATTGAGCAAAGCTGGTAAAGCACGCAAACCTAAAGGTAAAAAGTAATGGCCAAGAAACCAGGCCTTTACGCAAACATTGCCGCCAAGCGCAAACGCATTGCAGCCGGCAGCAACGAACGCATGGCACGCAAAGGCGAAGCAGGCCGGCCTAGTGCTGCTGCATTTAAGGCTGCCGCCAAGACGGCAAAGAAACCCCGCCCAGCGAGAGCAAAGTAATGGCACAACGTAGGGACAAAAATGGCAGATTTGCCGGCGGTGGTGGTGTCAGCTATGGCAATCGCAGCGATAGAGACTCGGACAAACGCGCAGCAAAACGCGAAACAGGCAAACTCAACAAGGAACAAAAAGCACTTAAAGAAAAGGTAACAAAACTAAAGGCAAAGCAACCTAGCGCCAAAGTGGCGTCAGCCAAGACTGGCTTAGCTGGCGCACGCGCCAAGAAAGCTGATGCCGCAGCAAAAATAAAGGCCAGCCAAGATCGCATGGCTGAATTGAAAGCTCAATTGGCAGCAAGTCAAGCGCGACTTGGGGGCATGTCCGCTACGAAGCGTGGAGCGCGGCGGTGATCACCTATCGCGGTGAACAATTCGACGGCTACAACAAGCCAAAGCGGACGCCTAGTCATCCAAAGAAGTCGCACGCGGTATTAGCGAAGGAAGGCGACACCATTAAGCTCATCCGTTTCGGTCAGCAGGGCGTATCTGGCTCGCCAGTACAAAAAGGAGAATCAGCAGCAGACAAGGCCAGAAGGGCATCATTCAAGGCGCGTCATGCCAGCAACATAGCAAAGGGTAAAATGTCCGCTGCATTCTGGGCGAACCGTGAAAAGTGGTAGCGCTATAGACTGCTAGCAACCGATACAGAACCATGGCACAACGGCGAGATTCAGCAGGAAGATTCGCCGGCGGCGGTGGCAGCGGCGGCGGCAAGAAAGGCGGCAAGAAGGGCGGTGCTCCTAAGACCACAAGTGCACGCGGTCGTGCGCAAGCGGCAGAACGCAAAGCATCCAAAGCACTTAAGGCCGGCGGCGGTACCAAGGCTGCCAAGAGCAAGTACACCGCACAACGTGCGCGTGATTATTACAAAGCAACCGGCACCGGCAAGAAACGCAGCGCAGTAAAGACAAAAGCAAAAGCTAAATCATCCGTAGCGGAACGCAAGCAAGCACTCGTCAAGAAGGTAAGCCAAGACGTATTGGCCGGCCGTAAAGTTAGCCCTGCAGTACGCGGCTACGTCAGGGCGCAACAATCAAGGAAGCAAACCAAGACCGGTAAAGGTAACAAAGCAGCACGCCGAATGGCTAGCCTTGGATAAAATCATCCCAGCTGCCGAGATCTTTCATTAGATCCTCGGCAAAGCCAGACATTAATACCAAATCACCATCATCGTCTTTTGCGATGGTGGTAACTGCTGACATGTGCAGGTTGCCAACGGCAGCAAAAATTGTTGATTCATTGCCGCTTTCATCAATATCAATCAGCTGCCGCAGTAGATTACGCAGATCTCGTGTTATCATTCCGTCCTCGTTGCTAGCTAAAATTTTCATTGCTTGACTCCGGTAT